CGAGACTGGGCTGGAGCGGTTGAACCCCTCAACGCCCTTGACTGGCGATACCTGCCCAAACCCCTGCGCCCGCGACCAGGAATAGACCGCCGGGGCCTCGTAGCCGGTGTCGATGGCGAGCCGCGCGATGCGCAGATGCGCGCCGCGTTCATGCGGCCAGGACCGGTCCAGCAAGGCCGTCAGTTCCGACCACGCATCGTGCCGGTCGGGCCCGCCCTCGATCACGACGTGATCGACCAGCCAGCTTTCCAGCCCGCGACCCCAAGCCCAGACATCGACCTCGATCCGGTCCTTCTGCACGTCGGCTCCGGCGGTAAGGAACAACCCGCCCGCAGGCACCGTGCCGGATTTCCAGCGCTCGCGCCGGTCATAGAGCCTTTGCCAGTCTGGCGCCTCCCCAGTTTCGACCCAGGTTTCGCCGAGGATCGTATTGCGGAACGCCTTGATCGCCTCGTCCGACCCTTGGGCCGCTTCCCATGACCGCACGATCCGCTCCCAACTCAGCCAGCCGATCGGCGAGTAAAGCGCCGAGAGGTGATACCCGACCGTGGTCGGATCGGCGGCAACGGCCGTCGCCCGCCATTCGCTAGCCTCCAGCATCGCCGTCTTGTGGTGCTCGCCGATGGGCTGATCACAGCCCTCACAGTGGTATTCCGCCGTTTCCGGCTTGCCCTTTTGCCAGCGCAGCCGGTCGAATTTCAGCCACTGCGCATGGCCACAGTGCGGACATGGCACGAAGAACCGCCGCTGGTCGCTCGCCTCGTATTCCCGCTCGATTCGGCTCAGACCCCGGATCGTCGGCGTCGAGACCAGGAACACCTTGCGCCGATGGGCAAAGGTCAGTGACCGCGCTTCCGCCAGCGTCACCGGATCGCCTTCCTCATCGGCGGACGCCGGATAGGCATCGACCTCGTCGAGAAAGATGTAGCGCGCCGGGGTGGACCGCAGCCCGACCGCCGAGTTCGCCCCGGTCATGATCAGGATTCCGCCCGCGAATTCCTTCGACAGCATCGTGTTGCCCGCATCGCGCGACCGGGCCGGTTTGACCCGTTCCCGCAGGTCCGGGCTTTCGTCAATCAGCGGGTCGATACGCTGGCGCGAGTTGCGTTTGGCCAGTTCCACAGTCGGCTGGACCGCCAGCATCGGCCCCGGTGCCTGGTGGATGGCAAAGCCGATCCAGTTGTTGCCCGCCTCGGTCGCGCCAACCTGTGCCGCCTTCATGAAGACGATGCGCTGCATCTCGTCGCCGGGTGACAGCCGGTCCATGATCTCGCGCATGTAGGGCGTGCGCGCCGTGCGATAGCGCCCCGGTTCCGCCGATGCGCGGCCCGACAGCATCCGGTGCTTGTCTGCCCATTGCGACACGGTCAGGTCGGGGTCCGGCGTCAGCCCCGCGCCCCAGGTGCGCAGGATTTCTGCTGCGCCATCGAAATCGGTCAGGCCGTCATCATCACCGGAAGTCAGGCCGGACCTCGGCAAGCTCGTCGAGGTGGGCACGGACATGTTTTTCCAAGGCCTTCTGCATCGCGGCCGGTTCGACACCCAGTTCCGCCGCCATCAATGCCGACGACCGCGCAGGCCAGTTCACCCACGCGTCCCGCACCTCACGCGCCAGCCGGAACACCAGCGACAGCGCCCGGGCCCGCTCGATCAATTCCCCCTTCAGCTTCTGCAGCCGGATGCGCCGCTCCTGCGCCTTCAGCACCTCGTTGGCAGTCTTCGCCTGCAGATAGGTGGTGCCGCCACCGACCGCAGGCACTGCAAGACCCTGCTCGCGAAGCGTGTCGCCTACAGCAGCAACGGCCGCCTCTGGCACTGGCTTCAGCTTCGGTTCGTGCGGCTTCGTTCGGGGCGCTTTCGCGGCGCCACTGGCGCCACGGTCGCTCCTCACCTTCGACGGATCGGTCGTTTCCGCCCGGCGCACATCGCTGGCCTTGGCATCAATGCTGCCATCCGCGAACAGCACAAGCCTTGCGGCCGTCTTCGCCTTCTGGATCGCGCCCCGCGACAGCCCGACATGCGCGGCGTACTGGCGCTCGCTCATGCCCTGCATTGGCGGCTCCGATTATCTATCAAAAACATATGCCTATCGAGTTGATAAGCGTCCCGGACAGAGCGAACGTGTCTCCACAAGAACGATGCAACTCACCACGGAGCCACCAAGATGACCCGCCGCGCGACCGACAACACGAAAGCCCTCGACGCCTTCCTCGCCGCCAAGTTCGAGATCGACGCGATGCTGGCACGCCTCGCCGCCCTCAGCGCCGACCACTTCGAGACCAGCCCCGACGAGATCCACTGGGGGCACGTTGGCACCCTGAATCACTACCGCGCCACGCTGCGCGAGATCACCGACAGCGCCTTCAAGGAAGGCGAACACGCCGAGTGAGACGACCCACTCCCGGTCCCGCCCGCCGACTGGCGGGCTTGGCCTCGTAGAAGGGCCCGCATCCCGCGCGCCCCGATACGGGAGACGACGATGACCCAACTTTCCGACACCCAAGCCCTGATCCTGAGCGCCGCCGCCAAGCGGCCCGAGCGCATCGCCCTGCCGCTGCCCGAAAGCCTGCGCGGCGGTGCCGCCGCCAAGGTGGTCGGCGCGATGATCGCCAAGGGCTACCTCGAAGAAGTCGACGCCGACTTGCGCAAGGGCGAACCCATGTGGCGCGAAACCGGCGACGGACACGGCACCACGCTGGTTGCCACAGATGCAGGCCTCACCGCCGTTGGCATCGAGCCCGAGGACGCGCTCACCGCGCCCGAGGGCGCGACGGACAAGCCGACCGAGGAAGCCGCGCCCGACACTGCCACCGTACCCGAAGCCGCGCCCAAGGCGAGCACGCCGCGCGACGGCACCAAACAGGCCACCCTGATTGCCATGCTGCGGGCTCCGGAAGGCGCGACCATCGAGGAGATCATGGCCACGACCGGCTGGCAGTCGCACACGGTGCGCGGCGCGATGGCCGGTGCTCTGAAGAAGAAGCTCGGGCTCGAGGTGACCTCGGAGAAGGTCGATGGGCGCGGGCGGGTCTACAGGCTTCCCGCCGCCTGACACAACGCCGGAAACGCTACGCCGCCGCCCCGACCGGGCGGCGGCCTGTATCTACGATGGCCTCGTCAGTGTCGCTGTGAGACCGACCAATGACACCTTCGCCAGCAGCCACTTTCCTGCTGCCATACGCTTCTGGACATACACGCGATGCTCTTCGGGCGAGGGCGGGCACTTCCGCTTATGGCGCTGGCTATTGCAGTACCAGCAGGCCGCAACGATGTTCTCATCCGTGTCGCGACCACCGTCAGAGCGGGCGTGTAGATGCTCGGCGGTGCAGCGTAGCGCCTTTGGGGTCCGCCTCGTTTGGTAGTTTCGTTGAGAAGATGCGGCTTCAGCAGCATCGTCCCACATCGGCAGGCCGCAATAGTAGCAGCGGCCACCTTGGGCCATCATCTTCCTCTGACGGATACGTTTAATGGATCCCATGACACGGGTCCTTTCATTCGACTTCGTGAGAAGCGAATGCGCGACGCCCGTAACGGACGCTCCCCGGCTGGAAGCTCCTGCTCGCGCGAGGCCCGGTGATCCGTGGCTCCGCATGCCGGACCGCGAAACCTGCAGGACAAGACCTCAGGTCAGAGTAGCCGCTGGCTTACTCAAGTCGGCCGAAGCCGAATTCACAACAGAGTAAGGATAAATGATCGTCCCGCATCGCGTCAATGGAACCTTTCGAACAGCCGCCGCAGGACGTAGGACCGCGCGATGCTGACCACGGTAAACACCAGCCCCATCTTCAGGTTCTGCGCCAGCGTCGCATGCAGCCCGAAGATCGGGAAGATCAGGATCTGCGTGACCACGGCGACGCCGTAGCCGACGATCACGTTGGCGACGGACTCGGCCAGCGACATGGCGCGCGATTGCTTCATGCCGCCACCTCATCCACCGGCCAGCAATTCAGCCGCGAGAGTTCGGAGCGCATGCGCTGCAACCAGAGGGACCACACCGTTGCCACAGAGGCGAAGCCGGTCCACCCGGTGGGCCAGCCCATCAGCGCCTCGACGAACAGCGGGTTCAAGGTCCGGCGCGCATCGCAGGTATCGCTCCCAGCCATCGGCGTCACCAGGACCTGGCGGCCAAGCAGGCCGTTCACCAGCGTGTTCGCCAATGTCGTCGCGCCATCCTTGTAATCGCGCGCCGTCGGCGTCATCCACATCCCCGCTGCATGGGTCAGATCGGCCGTCTTGCGGTTGCCCGCGCTCGGCTTGCAGCCGTCGTTCGCCATCGGCGTAGGCCAGTCGCGCGCCATCCGGTCCAGACCCTTCTCGTCCTTCCGCTCGCCACCCCGGCTGCGGAAACTGTCGATCTGCGGCGTCGGCCACAGGGCTGCTGTCGTCGCGAGGTTCATGCCGTGCTGCCCCGCTTCTTGGGAGGGGGTGGGTTTGGTCTGCCGGTTCTCGTTGGCGCTGGCCCTTGGCGTCGGCCAGAGCCGCAGAAGTTCCGTCCGGTTCCCGCCACTCGACCGGGTGCCTGAGCAGGCGCGCGGGGTCGGCCAGCTCGTCGTTTTCGCGGATGGCGAGGATAAAGAGCCGCTCGCGTCGGTGGGGCGCGCCGACTTCCGCCGCCGTGAACAGGCCTGCCGCAAGGCGGTAGCCCATGCCGACCAGTCCGCCGGCGACTTCGGGGAAGCCGAGGCGGAGATGATGGGCGACATTCTCGAGAAAGACGAAGGGCGGTTCAACCTCGGCGATGATGCGTGCGACATGGGGCCAGAGGTGACGCGGGTCGTCGACACCCCGGCGTTTGCCCGCGACCGAGAACGGTTGGCACGGATAGCCCGCAGTGATGATATCCACTGCGCCACGCCACGGT